CGCAAAGACTGGCTTGATACATATGTAAAAGGATTGAAGCTCCTTGGTATCCGGTACGAGGAGAGAACCGAGCCGTGGCCCGGTGCCTGTGGTGTGTTCCACCCGCTCCTGATGGAGTCAGCAGTTAAGTTCCAGTCCGAGACCATCATGGAGACCTTCCCTGCGATGGGGCCGGTCAAGACCAAGATCGTCGGCAAGGAAACCCCGGAGAAGAAAGACGCTGCCATCCGTGTTGCGGATGACATGAACTACAAGTTGACCGAGGAGATGAAGGAGTACCGCCCGGAGCACGAGCGACTTCTGTTGTCATTGGCTCTCTCGGGTAATGCGTTCAAGAAAATTTATTTTGATCCGTCGTTGAATCGTCAGACGGCGGTGTTTATTCCTGCTGAAGATATCGTTGTGTCTTATGGCGCGGCGAATCTGGAAAGCGCAGAGCGTGTTACGCACCGTATGCGTAAGACAAAGAACGAACTGCGTAAGCTTCAGTATGCCGGGTTCTATCGCGATGTGGACTTGGGCGATCCGGTCCGTGTCATGGACGAGGTTGAGAAGCAAAAGGCAGAGGACCAAGGGTTCTCGGCTTCGATGGATGATCGGTTCCAGCTTCTTGAAATGCACGTAAACATTGACCTGCCGGGCTATCCGGATGTGGACGATGACAACCACGAGACCGGTATTGCGTTGCCGTACGTGGTCACTATTGAGAAGGGAACTGGAACGGTTCTAGCGATCCGACGTAACTGGAAAGAAGACGATGAACTCAAAGCCAAGCGACAACACTTTGTTCATTATGGTTACATCCCCGGCTTCGGGTTCTACTACTTTGGTCTCATCCACCTTATCGGCGGACACTCTAAGGCAGCTACATCACTTCTTAGGCAGCTTGTCGACGCAGGAACCCTCAGCAACCTTCCGGGTGGCCTCAAGTCACGTGGGCTTAGAATTAAGGGAGACGATACGCCTATTGCTCCCGGAGAATTCCGCGACGTAGATATCCCATCTGGTGCGATTCGCGACAACATCCTGCCGCTCCCGTACAAGGAGCCGAGCCAAACTTTGTCCATGTTGATGGACAAGATCATCGAGGAAGGCCGTCGCTTTGCTGCGGTGTCGGATCTAAAAGTATCCGATATGTCTTCGCAGGCCCCGGTCGGTACGACCTTGGCGATTTTGGAACGTGTGCTGAAGGTGATGTCGGCTGTTCAGGCCCGCATCCACTACACGATGAAGCAGGAGTTCAAGCTCCTCGCTGGGATCATCCGAGACTATACGCCAGAGGAGTATAGCTACGAGCCGGAGGTCGGTGGTCGCAAGGCTAAGAAATCCGACTATGACGATGTAGATGTCATCCCGGTATCGGACCCCAACGCGGCAACAATGTCGCAGAAGGTTGTGCAGTACCAAGCGGTACTTCAGCTTTCACAAACGGCTCCGCAACTCTACGACCTGCCGTACCTGCACCGTCAGATGATCGAGACTCTTGGCGTGCGTAATGCCGAGAAGATCGTGCCGGGTATGGACGACATGAAGCCTCGCGATCCGATCACGGAAAACATGGATGCCATCATGGGTAAGCCTATGAAAGCGTTTATGTACCAAGATCACGACGCTCACTTGCAGACTCACATGTCGCTGATCCAAGACCCGAAGATCATGGCGGTCATCGGTCAAAGCCCGCAGGCTCAGGCTGTTATGGGCGCGATCATGGCTCACATCATGGAGCATACGGCGTTCAAATATCGCCGCGAGATCGAGAAGCAGTTGGGTGCCGCGTTGCCCCCGCCGCCGAATGATATGGAAGAGAACGAGCTTCCGCCGCAAGTTGAAGTTGAGTTGTCGCGTCTTGCAGCCGAGGCTGCTAGCCAGCTTCTCCAGAAGGACACGCAGGCGGCTCAGATGGAACAAGCCCAGCAGCAAGCACAAGATCCGCTCGTGCAGATGCAGATGATGGACTTGCAGATCAAGCAGCTTCAGGCCGAGACAAAGGCCCAGCAGATGCAAATCGACGCGCAGTTGCGCCTCGCAGAACAGCAACGCAAAGAGAAGAAAGATCTCATCGACGCTGCTGCAAAACAGGATGAACTTAGCCTCCGTCAAGCCGAGCTTCAGGCGCGTACTGAACTCGATGCGGCCCGTCTTGGTGTGGACATCGAGAAGCACAAGACCGACGTTGAGGTACAAAAAATGGTGGAAGGTGCAAGCGTAGGGATGGAACTCGCTCGTACTCTCGGCCAGCAGAGGAGTATCAAACCACAGGAGTAATACATGGCTTACAACACCGCTCTTGATTACCTTGAGTCAAAACTCAGGGAGGAGCGCACGATGATTGTAGACACCCTTGTTCAAGGCAAATTGGATGAAGGTGAATACAAGCGACTTTGCGGGGCACTTCAGGGTCTAGACCTCGCAATTGGATACAGCAAAGACCTTGCAAAACGCTTGGAGCGCGACGATGAGTAATATCGACATTGAGAAGACGCAGGAAGAAGCTAAGAAGGCTTCGCAACTGCCAGACCCGAAAGGGTACCGAATCCTCTGTGCGGTTCCGCACGTAGAAGAGGAATACGAAAGCGGCATCATTAAAGCCGAGGACACCAAGAGGACGGAGGAACTGACTACAGTCGTCCTATTCGTCATCAAGATGGGTGACCTTTGCTATCAAGACAAGGACCGCTTTCCAACTGGCCCGTGGTGTAAGGAGGGCGACTTTGTGTTGACCCGCCCCTATGCCGGTACCCGGTTGGTTATCCACGGACGCGAGTTCCGCATCATTAACGACGACACGGTGGAAGCAGTTGTTGACGATCCCCGTGGTATCCGTCGCGTTTAAGGAGTAAACCATGCAAGAAGAATTCAAGTTTCCTGACGAGATTGAGGCGGAGGCTTCCCAGCAAGCCGAAGCCAGTCAGGAGGTAAACGACGAAATCAAAGTCGAAATCGAGGACGATACCCCGCCAGAAGACCGGGGCCGTAAGCCGCTACCGAAAGAGGTAGTGCAGGAACTGGAAAAGGACGACCTTGAGGACTATTCCGAGAAGGTCAAGAAGCGCCTTTCCCAGATGAAAAAGGTGTGGCACGACGAGCGTCGTGAAAAAGAACGTGCGTTTAGGGAGAAGGAGGAAGCCCTCCGGTTTGCCCAAGCACGTGAAGAAGAGATTAAGCAGCTTCGCCAGAAAGTCACTTTGGGTCAGAAAGCCTATGTTGAAGAGGCGAGTCGGGCGGCTGCGAACGATCTTGTTGCGGTAAAGGAACGGCTGAAACAGGCTTACGAGTCTGGCGATGCCGAGAAGATTACCGAGGCGCAGGAGGCTCTAACCGATGCCAAAATGCGTATTAAAGAAGTAGAGCGATTTAAACCCGCTTTACAAAAGCAAGAATCAGGTGTAGAAAAGACGCCACAGGCAAGTGCTCCGACACAACAGGCTCCTGCCGCCACCGATGCTAAGGCTGAGGACTGGCGTCAGAAGAATACTTGGTTCGGGGCTGACGAGGAAATGACCGCCCTCGCACTTGGTCTGCACGAAAAGCTGGTCAGGTCTGGCGTGGACCCGCGTAGTGATGACTACTACCGGCAAATCGACCAGACGATGCGTAAGCGATTCCCCGAAGTTTTCGAGGAGGACGCTGAGCCAACGACGGAGGTAGCGCCTCGTAAAGAAGCGAAACCCCGCGCACAAAAAGCAGCCAATGTGGTTGCTCCAGCTACGCGGAGTACCGCGCCGCGTCAGGTCCGCCTGACACCGACTCAAGTTGCAATTGCCAAGAAACTTGGACTGAGCAATGAACAGTACGCACGTGAACTTATGAGACTGGAGACTGACAATGGCTGAAAATAGACTCGCTCGCGAACTTGAAAACCGCGAATCGGCGCAACGAAAGACCACTTGGGCACCGCCCCAGACGCTCCCTGAACCGGAGCCGAGTGAGGGTTGGGTGTTCAGATGGATTCGGACGAGCATTATGGGTCAAGCCGACCCCTCTAATACGTCTGCAAAGTTCCGGGAAGGTTGGGAGCCAGTTAAGGCTTCTGAGCAACCCAAATTGATGATGCAAGCTGATCCCAATAGTCGTTTTAAAGACAACATTGAGATTGGTGGGTTATTGCTCTGTAAGGCTCCGGCTGAGTTAATGGGCCAGCGTGACAGCTACTACGCTAAGCAGGCTCAGTCTCAGATGCAGTCTGTAGACAATAACTTTATGAGGCTGAACGACGAGCGTATGCCCCTCTTTAATGAGCGGAAAACGACGGTCTCGTTCGGTAAAGGTAAATAAATTCATTTTAGGAGTATCAAATGGCTTATCCCACTGTTGATGCACCTTATGGCTTGAAACCGGTCAACTTGATCGGTGGCTTGCCGTTTGCGGGTGCTACGCGACAGATTCCGATTGGGAACAACTACGGCACTGCCATCTATAACGGCGATGTCGTGCAGTTGAACTCGTCGGGAAATGTCATCATCACGGCCCTCCAGAACGATGCCTCGCCGCTTGCCGGTGTGATTGGCGTGTTCCTCGGATGTTCGTACACCAACCCGACCACGAAGCAGAAGCTCTTCTCGCAGTACTACCCCGGTAGCGTTGCGGCTGACGACATTGTTGCGTACGTCTCGGATGACCCGAACGCGCTCTACAAGGTTGTTAACGTGACGAGCAACGTTGCGAACAGCACTTCGGGCGGCCTCCTCCCGGCTTATGTTTCCCGCGCCAACTCGTTTGGCACGAACGCGGAACTCGTCCTCAACACGGGTTCTTCGGTCACGGGCGACAGCAAGATGGGCATTTACATCAACAACGTGACGACCTCGTTGCCGTTCCGTGTGGTTGATGTGGTGGTGGACACTGCGAACAGCAGCGGCAACATTGTCGAGTTCATCGTCAAGTTCAATGCTGGTTACCACGCGTATAACAACGCGTCGGGCACCTAATAGGGAGTTCTAAGAAATGGCTATTTCACGTGCACAATTACTGAAAGAGCTGCTTCCCGGCCTGAACGCCCTGTTCGGTCTGGAGTACAAGCAGTACGGCGAAGAGCACAAGGAGATCTACGAGACTGAGACCTCCGAGCGTTCCTTCGAAGAAGAGACGAAGCTGAGCGGATTCTCCGCTGCCCCGGTCAAGCCGGAAGGCCAAGCCATTGCGTACGATAACGCGCAGGAAGCTTGGACGGCTCGTTACAACCACGAGACG